TGTTATGTTACCGGTTAATTTTGAGCCAGTAACAGATGGGTTTTTATTGTCAGTCAAAGATGCTAAAAACCTTGATATAAACCTTGAGCGGTTACATACGCATATAAAAGCGTTGAATATAATTTTAGATTCATACAACAAAGATTTAAGGTTATCCGATGGAAATTAACTTGTACATGCTTATTGCTGTAATCTCAGCACTTATTATTATATCAATACTTTTTGTTTTTGCTGTAAAAAGCAAGGTTAATCTTGAATTCTCAAAAGACAAAATGATGGTTAATACATCAAGAGGTCAATATATTAATTCCGACAGAATGAAAAGCCTGGTAATTGAACTTGAAAAACTCTCTGACATTGTATTTCGTATTAAGACGATAGATATTATTCAAGAGCAAATGAAATACCTTGAACGTCAATCAATAACGTATTACAGAGACATTCAATCAGGATTAACAGAATCAGAAAGGTATTGCAAAAAGAAAAACTTTGAACTTCACCGGTATAAAATGCTTGATGTTTTCCGGGATGATGTTTTGAAAAAGAATCATTTTCTAGAGCGTGAAAATTGGGATAGTTATAAAAAATTGATGTTTCAATACTGCTTTGACAGATCATGTGAGATTTTTGCAGATATTGAATCTGGTGACATTGATAAAATGTTAATCATGGATGAAAAACAAGAGAAAGAACTTGAAATGCTATTTGGTAAATATTTCTATGGGTGGATGGATACTTTCCGTAGCATAACGCAATCATATATTAATCAGATAAAAAAAATTGAAAAGCAAAAGCAAGCAATATATAAAATGATGGGTTTTATAGTTGATGACATATCAGATTTGGAGGAGCCATGATAGTTAAAAATTGTCTTACACAAACAGATCCGCGATGGGGTGCTGTCGACATGATCAATCAAATTTTAATCCGGGATTCAGGTTGTCTTTTAACATCCATAGTTAATATTCTTCGTGATTATTCAGATGAACTAAAAGCATATACACCGCTACAGCTTGACAGTTTTCTTGATAAAAAAAACGGATATACAAGAGGCGGTCTTATTATTTGGGATGTATTAGAAAAGTTCTTTAAGTTCAAACACCAGGCTTATATTACACCGCACGCCAAACCTGTATTCTCAAACGATAAAAAGAAATACTGGGTTGTACAAGTCCCATATAAAGCAACCGGTCATTTTTGCAATGTAATAGCTGACGTTGGCGATGAAATAATTTATTTTGATGTATATGATGGAAAAACTAAAAACATCAACATCAAAGATACTATTTCAATACGAGAATTTACTTTTGGAGTATAACAAATGGCGTTTTCACCTGAAAAATGGGAAACAATTCAAAACGATTTCGTACAAGGTATAGTGAAAGATGGCAATCTTATTTACCCGTCATTAACAGAGCTTTCAACAATTCATAAAGTTACGAAATCTACAATTTCAGTACGTGCTAAAGATGAGCGGTGGGAAGAAAAAAGGCAGATATATCAAAATAAAATTGCTAACAAACACAATGATATTATCCGAACACAGTTAAATAAAAACGAACAAAATCAAGAAAACCGAACAAAAACCGAACAAAAAACGAACGCCTTAGCAAATAACTGGGCGGAGCTTGATTTGAAGTGCCTTGACATTGCTAACTATGCTCTTGACCTCTGCCGTAGAGACCTTGAGGAACTTCAAAAATACAAAGATAATTATGATGATTTACCCGATGAGGTAAAAGTCCGCATTAAAAAATATACACCCGGTGAATTAAAACTACTTTCAGATGCAATTGAGAAGTATCAGAAAATCGGTAAAAATGCAGTCGGCGAATCCATGGCAAATAATGACAGCACAAACATAAAAATAATTGAGATACCGGGCGGTATGTAATGCCTGTTTTGTCTGTTGTTGACAATACTAATTATACATTACAACGTGAATTCTTTGAATCCAAAAAAAAAGATGTTATATTTTATGGCGGTTCAGGTTCAGGGAAATCATATTCAGTTGTTGATAAGTTGATTATTAATATTTTTATCAACGAGTCTCAATCAAGAAATATCAAAATGATCATTGCAAGAAAAACTCTCCCCTCATTAAAAAAATCAGTATTGCCTATATTTACTGAACGATCTGTATTCTGGGGGATTGAATATAAACTCAACAAACAGGATATGATTGCAAAAATTGGCAAGAGATCAGAAATATATTTTGTTACGATGAATAACGAATCGGATTATGAAAAGATAAAATCAATCACTAACATAGATTTTATATGGATTGAAGAAGCGAACGAACTAACAACAAAAGCATACGACACGCTAAAATTACGACTAAGAAACGGTAAAGGGCGATACGCTCAATTTATAATGACATTTAACCCGATTTCAACATCAAACTGGATTTATACTGAATTCTTTGAAAAGAATAACAGAGATACTCACAAAATATGCGTAAACATTGACCAGAATAAATATGCTGACCCTGAATATGTAAAACTATTAGATTCATACAAGAATATTAACGAAGAATTATATAATGTGTACCGGTGGGGCAAATGGGGAACACTCAAAGGTGCTGTATACTCAAATTACACAATTGTTGACACAATACCGGTTAATTATAATGAAGTGTTCTATGGGCTTGATTTCGGGTATTCAAACGACCCTACTTCTATATTAAAAATATACAGAAAAGCAGATGAATTCTACATACAAGAAATATGCTACGAATCTGGATTAATGAACCCTGATATTGTAAGCGTTTTAAAAGAAAATAATGTAAAGAAAACAGATTATATATTTGCAGATTCATCAGAGCCGAAAAGTATTGATGAGATTAAAATATATGGCTTTAATATTCACCCTGCATTAAAAGGACCCGATAGTATTCGTAATGGTATTCAGTATATTCAGAAATCAAAAATCTTTATACATTCTGATTCTGTTAATGTTATACGAGAACTGCAGCAGTATATGTGGAGAATGGATAAGAACGGTAAATCACTTAATGAACCGATTGATATGTATAATCATTCCATGGATGCAATGCGTTATGGTATTGTTACCAGAATGAAACAACCGGCAAAGAGACCGGCTATTTCTTCTGGGCGAGCCAATATTTAATTACTTTTTATTTTTCTTTCTCCGGAAAGGCTTTTTCGACTAATGCCTGATAATGTTTGGTATTTCTGTTAACATAATGTTTTAGTGCAACCTCAGGGTTATTGCCTGCTTGTTTTGAAACAAAATGAATATCGTTAGTTGAATTGAGTTGATCGGTTACAGCGGTATGCCTGAAAGCGTACAGGATATAGTCCTTTGGCAGGTTCATTTCAACTTTTAATTTTTGAAACTGTTTTGAGTAAAATTCATCGCCTTTGGTACCGCCAATAAATAAAAATCCTGATGTAATACCAGTTCTTTCAAGATGTTTTTTTAACATGTCAAAATAAGTTTCCGGTAAATATGTTTCTTTTGTTTCTTTTACTTTATTCATGAATATTTTAACGGTTTTATTTTTTTCGTCAAAGTCTTCAAGTTTAATGATTCTTGCTTCATTTGGTCTTGAAACGGTATAATAAAGCGTTGTAATGTAGAATGAAAAATCATAGTTACCTTTACTTTCAATAAAATCAATTATCTTTTTAAAATCATCTTCAGCAATAACAGTTTGACGCCCTACCCTTTTTATTTTTGGAAAATCTAAGCATTGATAGAGATCTCGAGAAAACAAACCCCTTTTAATACAATTATTTATAAATGATTTTACTTCACGAATAAGCGTCTCCATGGTTGCATTTGCATAATCCTTATTATCAATAAATAATTTATCAAGGTGATCTTGATTGAGGTCTTTAAAAGTAAGAATACCATGCTTAATAAATTTTTGAAGTGTCCAATTTTTTGTATAAAGATTATTTGCAGAATGACCTTTTGCCGAGCATGTAATAATATACTTATTGTAAGCGTCAATTAAATCATTATTTATTTCTTTAATTTCATTATCAACATTTCTTTTTTTTCTGACTGGCTTTACTAATGTTCTGGTAGTTTTATTTTTTGTTGATAATCTGACAATAGATTTTTGATTCATTAATGAAGTAAGGAAATTATTATATATTTCCTGAGCTAATTCTTTATTTTTAGTTTTCGTTGATAATTTTGTTATTTGTCCGTTTTGAGACACTTTGATGTAATAATATCCGTTTTTTTCCATGTAAAACCCCATTTAACAACTCCATTTGTGGTACAAATTTGGTACAAATTTGGTACAAATGGTTAATTATTGAATATGGAGTTGTGTAAATCATGGTATAAAAACAAGTTATAAATACAATTAATGCCGGTGGTCAGAAGCGAAAAGGCTAAAAAACATATACTTTCTTCCATAGACATATAATTTTCTTTATCAAAAAGAATAGTCCGAATTTGTACCGAATTTGTACCAAATTAATTGTCGTCAAATTTGAGTAAAACTATATCATTTCACCTAGGTATTTTTTATTTATAATCTTGTATGCCTCTGCAAGATTAAAATTATGAATATCCGGGATAATAAATATTTCATTGATACTTGATATTGTTTTTGTTTTATTAAGATTCATTATTGAAATATTCGAACTACAAATAAATGATTTTTTTTCATTACCTTCTGTATCAGTTTCTAATTGTGAGTTAACAGAAAAATCATTGATTTTAAGATATGTATCGACTAGTACATCTTCAATAATTTCATAATTGTATTTAATTGCCATCTCTTTATTCCTTATATGTTATTAATATTTTAAAATTAGCTGATAATATATTTATTGAATTATTTAATTTATTTCGTAGTAAAAAAACTGTTGCATTAAAAAAAACATTTTCTTCGTAACCAGTTCCATTTAAATATGTTGTATGTATCCAATCTGATGTAACTGCCGGATTATTTATTAACGTTACAAATGATATTATTTTTGTTGAGGTTAGACCATGGCTTATTGTAACGGAACCGCCATTTGTTGATGCTGTTATTCCTGATAATTCTTTCATTTTAATTTTAGGTGAATCGCTTCCAAGTCGTGTAAAACCGGAATGATCATGGTATTCCATAGCGTATTTTGCCCATGATTGCCACAAAATACCGTTCCATGTTCTTATCCATGTATCACCTGTATGTGTTCTTATTAATATTTGTTTTACGTCATTACCTACATCACCTTTTAGAACTATTAAAGAATATGCTCGTGAAACGGCATATTGATCAGCTGGTCTATTTAATGGTGTATCAACTAAATAATTCATGTAAAATATACCTGGACTAGTTTTAGTATTAAGATCAATATTGCTTTCTTCCGAAGCAACATCAAAAGTATTATTACAATTACGACTATCTGACAACCTCGTGTCATTACCTTGACAAGTTGTACCTGCCACCGAACCAAAGTTTTTGTTAAAAGCAGAGTTCTTTGTAAATACCGGTTCTTTCCCTGCTAATGCATCAATTAGTTTCTGATTCAACCACGCTATCCTATTGTTCCTTAATGCTTTACCATAATACTGATCTGTTACGTCAAGCGTCAATTTACCGTAATTATCAACATAATAATCAGCATTGACAAGCAGTCCTTTATGAGAGTCATCAATACCCTCAATAAGCATAGTTGCTTCTCTTGTGTCCTGGTTGTATGCGAGGCATGGACCGAGGCGTTTTGTTGTATTTGGAAAAATTGTAAAAATATCTATTGAATAAGATGCATAATTTTCTAATAACGTATTAATCATGATATTATTATTATTACATGAAATCCATTGATACGTTCTATTGATTGCTAATGTTCGATTAAGATTTATTTCATCAGATAATGTTTTAGTTATACAATCATAAAGTCTGTATGATGAAGAACTAAAACTAAGATACAAAAAAAATATTTTATTTTCTGATTCGTAAAAGCAATTTAATAACGTATTGCCAGACACATTTGCAAGTTCACTCCCATCTTCATTATTTATAATAACTGTAAAATCTGTCCAATATTGAAGTGTAGGATGAATATTAATTAATGTATATTTATTTCCTTTTACAAGGTAATGAGTCGAATTTACACCGCCACCAATATTTATACAATGATAAGACTTTTCAATTAATTCATTTGTATTGAAATTTAATTCTTTAATATGTGTGTCAACAAAAGTAACATAATCAATAATAAATAAAAGTGTTGCATTTTCTAAATCTGTATTTACAATTGTTATAGATGATTTTTGCAATATCATTGTTGCTCCTATATCAAAAGATAATGTCGTAAAATCATTTTCATCTAAATTTCTATATGCAAAATACAGTTTAAATTGATCATTGTAATGTAAAATTTCAAAATTATCTTTATATGTATAATGCATATAAAAATCATTTGAAGCATTTAAAGGCGATAAAATTAAATTGTAAGATACAGGAATACCGTCATTGATAAGGTTCTCAAAAAATATCAATGATTCGTATGCAATTATTAAAATACCGGTCTTTGTCTTAAATGCCTCTATTTTATCAATAAAACAATCAGATTGAATTGAAAAAAAAGCAGTTTTAATTAGTGTTTTTGATACATATGATTTTATATCAATACTATAAATATTAGTCTGTTTTTTTACAACAATTGTTGCATAATGAATGTCTGTTAATTGAATAAAAAATGATTTTGAATTGACACCAGATGTGAATTCATATGTGATAAGATTGTTGTACCCCTCAATTGTTTCATTATCCCCCCATCCAACAACTGCAGAACCGTTCTCATCATAAATTATATCACCATATTCCGGGGAATATCCGTCTTTCATTTGTTTTTTTATCATCAACTTATCATTTGTTGTTCCAATATCATTTGATATTTTACTGTTATCATACCCTTGCGACATTTCTCCGTTTATAAAAGAAGTACCTTGTTGTGATAATTGTGTTGTTGTATTTTTCATTTGCGTAATTGTATCTGGACTTTCTAAGCTCATAAAACCTCCTCTAAAATGTAATTTGCTGTTAATAAGTTTGAGTCATATATCTTTGATGTTATTCTAAAACTGCGATTATCGTTTGATAGCGACACGATATCGCCAACATCGTTAAATGTCTCATAAGGGTAGTTAAATTCTTTCTCATTGCGTTTTTTATATTGTTTCTGAATGATTTTATTGCCAATATAATAAGCACCTGCGAAACCAGTAAATCGAATGATTCCCGATTCATTATTCATTACCGTATCTTTCCAAGAATTTATGATATTGTCGTATAATCCTTTGGATGTTGCTATTCTTTGTAATGTTACATCTTCAAGACCCGATGAAAACAATCGTTTATTTCCTGTTAATATCCCTTTTGAACCATTATAAAAATACACATCATTAACAAGCCAGTCACGATTTAAAATAACAGGAAGTGTTGCCGGATATGTCGGGTCTTCACATTTTAACAACGTTTGATGAAAATAATCAGTACCGTTTATAAAACTTACTTCATATTCGTATTCATGAACTGATCGGGCTGATAAAATCGGGTAAACACCTATATTGAAATCATTAAAAAAAGTAGTTGTTTCTTTTTCTTTTGATGTTGCGGGGTCAATAAGATTTGCATCAAAAGTATAACCGGATTGGTAATAATCGTCTAACAAGTTACAAATTATTACTCGGTTTTTTTCAAGATCAAAAACAAGTTTCATTCCTATTCTGTTAAGAATTTCATCGATAAAAACCCCTGCTTTGACGGTCATTACTTCTTTTGCATATCCAATATCTTGTTTTATTTCATGCAATTTACACCATTCAAAAGCACTATATAAACTATAAGTATCATACGGTATAGAAAAATTATCAAGTATTAATTGAATGGCAAGAATTGGATTGTCATTATTAATTACGATATTAAAATCAATATCATCATCAAGTTTGTTGTATAGTTCACTATTTAATTCAATTGTAATTGTATCTTTTGAAAGTGCAGGATTCCCGAAAATGAAATAATAAAAACTTTTATTATTATGCTCAATAACAAAAGAACGATACGGTCTTTGTATCAATATTTCATTGCTTTTAGTTCTCGGTAAATCTATTTTCACTCGTACTATTGAATTATTAAGCGGTGATCGAGTAGAAAAATTATTAATTGATAAATGCTTAATTATATCATTACCGTATTTTAAAACCGCCATTCGCCGACCTCCGAAACAACAAGAATTGATACATTGATGTTATTAAAACCAATATTGTAATATCCTGCAGTTTCATTATCATTTTCAAAGAACATATTTCTTTCTTTTGAATAATCTGTTGATTCTGATTTAACAAGAATACCTTCAACATAACGTGATAGATTATTGCTATCGGGATAAAACTTTATTTTACAGTCTTTTGCTTTTACCATTTCAAGATATTGGATCATTTCAGATTCCGTAAGAACATTGCTTGACCACGTCATTGATAAAATCTTTTGTTCTTTCCCGGTATTCCATACCTGAATTAGTTCGCCATTTTCATTTTGATATTTTTTATATCCGGTAAGAATATTCGATTTTTTATAACCGTCACAAATCAACTCAATATCAATGGTATCATACGATTCTGTTGCAATGCCCCTTGTTTCATTCCAACAACCTGCGTCTTTTGTCCACCCTGCATTTTGCTCAAGCATGGCCGGTGAATCGTAATCATACCCTCTTGATTTTGACATAAGAATAAAATCTGTTAAAAATAAAGGATTAACTATTTTAGAACCTGAATATGTTACTGTTGAACCAAAAAAAGGCGTATAAATACAATTTGTTACGGTAACACCCGTTGAACTAACGATATAAGGTGTATTATAAATTATACATGAAGTAAACGCGATTGACAGGTCGAAATTTGTGCTATCAGTAATATAAACACAATCAGAGAAAGTGCATTTATCGAATGTCACTGAATTGGTAAATGGTTCGATACAATAAAATATTTTATAACAGCTATAAAATAAACAATTTCTAAAGGTTACATTTTGTGATGTTTCAAGTGTGTAAATAACATCGGTTATGTTATAAAATTTCTTGTTTTCAATCAAAGTACCGGTTGATGGAACTGTTCCGGTTACAAGTGAATTACTTATCGATGTTTGCGGTGAATATGTATCTCGAAAATTATAATCTATTTTTATCATGTTAAATCCTTTCCATTGTAAATTTAAACCCTCGTTCTTTCATTGCTTTCTGCATTTGTTCAGCAAACTGAAACATATCATTTGCATTGATATTTATATCACCAAATGAATAACTACTATTTGCACCAGAAGTTGGTATTTTTCCTGTACCGTTCATCAATTCTAAGGCTCCACGCCCTATTGACTCAACGGCCTTATCGTTGATCACAAACTCTTTATTTTTCAAAACAGCCGGGAGCTCATAAGACTTTAAACTATTCATTGCCTGTTGATATTTATTACTGTTAAATGAATCTGTTGATACATACCCGCCGTCATGGAATTTCTGCCAGTTTTCATTGATAAATGTCGTTTCTTCATTTAACTTGAAAGCTCGAGAACTCCATACAGAGATTGTTTGGTCATTTAAAGTTCCAGCATTAAATAATTGTCTTACTCGTTCACTGCCTAAATCTTTAAGTTTTTGAGCTTTTACCTTATCCCATTCTGCTTTTGCTCTTGCTCGTGCATTAAATTCAATACCTACATCACTTTTATCATAAATCTCTTTTCTAACACCTGAGATAGTTGCTGATAACGATTTAATATTTGAATCTAAAACAGTAAAATCGGGCGGATTTATTGCCGGGAATGTTGGTATTGTTAATCCGTTAATTTTTGTCTGCATACCGGCAATGGAGCTATTAATATCAAGTTGAGGCTTTATAAGGCTAAAATTATTAACTTTGTTTTGAAATGCCGCTAAATTAAAACCATCAATTTTTGTTTTAAATCCTGCGATGTCTAATGTTCCTATGGCTGTTGAAGCTGCACCTGCTTTTGTCGTTAAATCTCCAAGTGGCGATAATGTTTTGTCAGCATTTTCTTTGAATGCTTTTATAGATGTATTTGCTTCAAGAACCTTACCGTCAAGCCCTGTTATTGTTGCTCGTAGACCGGTAGTCGCTCCGTCTTTACCTATGTCTTTCTCAAGAGATGTTATAACACCGGTAACTTTACCCGCGGAATCTACCATTACACCGTAAATCGTTTCGCCTGATTCCTTATTGATTGCATTTGCAAATAAGATAGCCTTGTCACTTGCATTACTTGCTTGAGTTGCTAAATTACCCAAAGGCGTTAATGTTCCATCTGTTTTTTCTTTAAAAAAACCAAGCGATATATTGGCAGGCTTTACCTTGCCGTCAAGCCCGGTTATAATTCCTCCAACACCGGATTGAAAACCTGTTAATACGCCGGTTATTTTACCGCTTGCATCCAAAAGCACACCATCTATCCACTCACCCGACTCAGTAAGTATTTTCTCTTGAAAAACAATAACCTGATTCATTGAGTTATTTAATTTTTCTTCAAAATCTTTAAATGATGTTTTTCTCACCCCATCGACTAAACCATACAAAGCACTTCCTAAATCCTCAACTGTGTAACCCATTTCAATCATAAGGCCATTCAAATTATTCTGTGCTTCGATATAATCATTTTCAAGCGATAACTTTTCTGCTGCATAATTTGTATCAAACTCTTGATTAGATATTAGATTTTCAATAAGAGAAGATAATTGAGCAAGTGCATTCTGATCGAATATTTTACCTTTATCAAGTTGCTCTGTGCTAAGTCTTTTTAGTAATTGTGCACCAAGGTTAGCATTTACAGAGCCGTCAGGATTTAATAATTTTTGGTATAATGAAAAGTCAAAACTACCAAATGTTGAACCATTTTGTTGCATTGATGATAAAAGCCCGGAATAAAGTTTGGTATTCATCTCTTTATCCCAATCTTGCTTTTGCTTTTCAAGTTCCATTTCAATGAGTCTTTTTTGAATATCATATATTTTTTCAATATTTGATTTTAAAGAGTTTAACTTATCAAGCTGTGATTCCTGTAAATTTATTTGTTCTTGTAATAGTTCCTGTGCGGTTTTATCGTTAGTTTCTTGTGGTTTTGTATCTTCTAACGGTTTTGATGTAAAATCTCGTGATATACCGACTTCAATCCCCCAGGCTTTCATAAATGCAACAACACCATTTATCCATGTTCTCATTTGTTCAATAACCCAATCAACAGCGGATCCGAATGTGTTCATTATCATAGTAATTGGTAGGAATGCAATCTCAAGTAATCCTGCAACAAATTCAATAGCTCCACCAAATAACCTCAAGACATCAACAATAAAAGATATTATTATGTTTGCACCAGATAATTGTGCTCCTAATTCTGAAAATATTCCAACTACAGAGCCGACTATTTTAAATATTTGTCCGATTATTGCAAAACTTTTACCGAGTGTTTTTGAAAATGAAATTGCAACCGTAATTACTTCCAGAATCCAACCAATTACCATATTGATCAATCCCATTATGGGACCGCCTTTACTAAATCCCTCGGCAAAATTATTTATTGAATCTTTTGCAATTCTTACGCCGTCTGATGCATTCTTTGATTCTTCACTTAGTTTTGAAAGATTTTTTTCAAGTTCTGCTATTAATCGATTGGCTTCATTTTCATTACCAGAACTTTCAGCAGATTTTATTTTAACATCATATTCTTTTTGTAAATTTCCTGATTGTAATTGATAGCCATCACTTACACCCTGACCAACTGCTGAAACTATAGAATTAATCATTTCATTTTTAATATTGGGGTCTTTCCAAAAATCAGTCCATGCCTTCATAAATGGAGCTGTACTAAATGCGGTTTTCCCATCTCTTTTTGTTGAAGTGTTTTCACCGGAAGCAGATTCTAAATTGTCATATTTTTCTTGACGACCTGAGTATTCTTCTTTGAATATCTTAACACTAGCTTCTAATTTTAGTTTTTCTTTTAATTGATCTATTAACTTTTTAGCTTCATCTATTTGTTCTTGACTTAATATTTCATGTTGCTTAAGATTCTCAAGTTTTTCATTTAATTCATTTATTGCTTTATCGATTGCATTAGCAGGTTCAATACTTTCTTGTAAGGATTCAACAAGCCCATCAAATGCTTCTTCTACTTTTGCCTTTTTGATATTGTAAATAATAATTTCAATCTCTTTTACTTTTTTTAATTCATCATCACTTAAAATCTGTCCTTTTATTTCTTTTGATGATTTTAAGTCATAAAGTGAATCTTCTAAATCTTTAATGCTTGCCGATAATTCGTCTGCAGGTAATTTCATTTTTTTAAGTTCACTTCCTAATGCTTTATGCATTTTTGTAAGATCATCAAGAATTGATATTTGTCCCTCTAAAGGAGTTGTTACGCCGTCAACTGCATCAGATGCTGTTTCGATTTCTGTGCCTAATGTATTCCAATTATTTATAATATCATCAAAAAAACCACCTTTAAACATGGGGTTATTTTTAACAATTAATTCAAATTCCTTTGCACTTGAACCGCTTTCTTTCATAACTGTAGCAAGTTTCTTCATTGTCTCAACATTTGAGTTTGTTGTATTGATTATATTTTCAATCTCTTTTGCTTTTTGTTGAAACGCTAATTTCTCATTATTTGCTTGATCTATTTGCTTTTCACTACTATTTGGATCATTTATAATCTTATTATAATCTTTAACTTTTGCTATTATAGTATCAAAAACTGCGACTAAATCATTAAATGATTCTGTTGTGGTTTTTGTTTGATTCATAGCTTTTTCTATTTGATTGAGTTCTTTTATTGCCTGTCCCCATGGTTTAAGCGGGATAGGGATAGGTTTACTAAAGAAATTTTGTAATTTTTTATAAGATTTTTCCATATCATTAGCTTGATCTTTTATTTTTTTTCTTAGTTCTTCTCTACCTTTGATATCGCTCATTAGAATACTCGAAAGCCTATCTTTCCATGCATCAGAATTTATATCTAAAGAACCGGTTTCTTTGTCAATTGCTTCTTTAAGGTCAGGCATTTTTGTAATTAAATCATTTTGGATTGTTTTTACTCTATCTTTTTCGTCAGCACTTAATTTTGTTTTCTTTGCGAGATTTTCATATTCTCTTGCCAGTTCAACTAAATTTTTATTTTCAATAATAGTATTTGATTTTGAACTAAAGAATTTTTCACCATTCATCATTGAATCCCTTGTTTTTCCAATCAATTCAATCAATGCTTTTTGTGTTGATTTAATATAAGGTACTGCACCTTCAAATATATCTTTCCCCAAAAGAGACCAATTATCCTTTAAAGTTGATGATAAACCTTGCAGTGTTTCTGCCTGCTTTGCCATCATATTAAAATACTGACCGCCTGAGCTTGTCATTTTAATAACTGAATCATTTATATCTTTAAATGAAACTTTCCCGGCTGAGATCATTTTAAAAAGTTCTTCTTTTGATACTTTGTATTGATCTGCAAGTGTATCAAGAATAGGCACTCCCGCTTCAATCATCATATTAAGTGATTCAAGATCGGCTTTTCCTTTTGCTGACATTTTACCGAAAGAAAGCGTTAATGTTTCAAGTTTTTGAGCGTCACCACCTGCAATATCGCCGAGACGCATAAGAGAGTTGATTGCTTCATCTGATTGTAAACCAAAGGCCATTAACTTTTGAGTACCGCTTGCCAGTTGAGACATCTCAAAAGGGGTTGCAGCTGCTTGTTTTTCAAGTTTTTCCATTATTTTGCCTGCTTCCATTGCCGAGCCGGTCATAACCTCAAATTGTGTCGTAAACTGCTCAAATTGAGAAGCTGTTTGTATTGACTTCTTAGCAAAATCGGCAAGTGCTTTAATACTAAAAGCTGTTGCAATTGCACCTCCTGCCATGAGTGCAAAACCTTTTATTTTTTTACCGAGTGTATCAAATACGGTAGATTTTTTATTGAGGTTACTTTGTGCTTTTTCTGCTTCAATAAGTTTATTTTTATATTGATCAATGAGTTTTTTAGCTTCTTCGATTTTATCCTTATTGATAGGGGCTCCGCTTTTCCTTGCCTGTGCCTGATATCTCGTTAATTGATCTTCTAATGCCTTAATTGTTTTTGTGGTTTTATCTGCCGGGTTATTTATGTCTTTAAGTTGTTTGACAAAGCTATTCATACCCATATTATTTTTCATTGTGGATGTGAACTTTTGCATATCGCCACCGAGCTTATTTAATTTAGCCTGAAAAGTTTTATCTTCGATTGCAAACTCTACACTTACGCCACCAATTTTTAAATTACCGCTCATTATTTCCCCCCACCAACTATTTTATTCTGATATGCTTGACGATCAAATGTAATTTCTTCAATCTTCTTCTTTTCTTCCTCAATGTTTTTCTTTTCCTGCTCTAAACCTTCCTTTGAGAAAGCAGAACTAATTGCAACCACAAGAGCAGAAATAAAATTACTTCTTTCACCTAATTGTTTTTCACGAAAACACCCGATAAGTTCTTCATATTCAAGAAATGAAATTGATTTTAAAAATTGTTCTTCGGGGATCCATTGATAGACAATCCATTGTTTCCAAAAGTTATTTACATACGATTTTATAAAGTCTGATTTTTTAATTTTTGATTTTACCGGCTCTTTTTTATCTAAAGACTGTAGTTCATTATTATACTTTTCAATCTTTCTGATTATTTCAATTGCATTTGTCTTAATTAAAATCGCTGATAGTTTTTTCATATAACCGGATAGAAAAAAAGGTTTTCTTTCTTTTTTGTATAATAAATCTATGAGTTTATTTACAGCGTATTTAAAAACCCTTTTATCTTTCTGTTTAAACAATATTGTATCATCATTTAACTCAGGCTCAAGAGCATAGAGATATAATAAAAACTGATCCAACTTATTAAATGTTATTTTCTTCACTTTATGATTCCTTATAAAAACAATGAGGCAATAAAGCCCCATTGCGTTAAAAATTGGCTGTTATGCCGTTGCGTATGCTGCGGTTTCATCACCAATCAATACAAGGTTTGTACCGTTTGAGTTAAATACAATAGGGAAAGCCTTTGTCGGGTCTTTACCAAGGTTAAAAGCAAGTTCAGACGATGCCATGATCGCCTTTTCAAAATAAATTCTTCTATCCATGTCAGTTGCATCATCTGCCGATACAATTTCAACACGAACCATTGGCGATTTTTGAAAACCCTTCTTAATACCATACGCGAATGTAACCATTCCGTCTTTTACAACAAAGAACGATTTAGGCATGATAAGAAGAAAATTCTCTCTTGTCATTGTCAATGCCGGCACTGTACATTTAACACCGAGTAAATTACCGATCTGTTTTTGAGTCGCACCAGTTTCATCTTTGTACTCAATAAACTCAACAGAGCCCTCAAGTTTGATTGCGTCCTCTCCAACCATACCGATATCGAGCTTGATGTTCGCACCGCCTATTTTGACAACGTCTAAAGCAACTACGTCAGCCTGTAATGGCGGATAAACAACAAGTTTTGTTGCAACACCTGCGGTTTCAATCATTTTGACAATCCTGTAATTTGTTTTATCAGTTGCACCGATATTGCAATATACATGATCAAAATCTCTTAATGCCCTTTTAAGTGCGTTCGTTTCATCAGCAAGAAAACCATCAACCGGTATTTCATTTTTTCCTGTTAAAGCACCACCTGTTGCAACTGCACCATCAATGCTTGTTTCTCCGTTCCATAACGGAGTGATAATGACTTTGTGAGAACCAGGCTCAACAAAAGTACAATCAATATCAGTCGTTTTTACTGCCATCTTAAAATCTCCTTTAAATTAAATTTATATTTCCCAAAAAACCAGTTCAAATTGTAATTGCCTCACATAGTAATCCTTACCAAATAAATCAGCCAGATAGCTATTTGGTATCATACTCATTGCCCCCGATGAGTAGAGTTTGTCAAATTGGTAGCCTTTAACCTGTCTTTTTTCTATAGACAATACTTTTGTTATTCTTATACTTTTAATAATCTTTGCTATATAAAGCATTTCAAGATATGAGTCTAAAGAACCAAAAACAAATAGCGTGAGCTTCTGCTCGATATACGGATTTTCAAGATTATCTTTGTGAGTATCTTGTAGTATAGAAATGTTGAAATCATTATTTACACTGTCAATATCGGGTAATTCAGAAAACCACCCTGAATACCGCCTGAATAATACATCGATAATCAGATTCTTATCTGCAACCGGTGTTGTTTCTGATAAAACATAGAAATCATCTGATAGTGTGTAGTATGAGTCAAATACAGCTTTTTCAATATCTGAAAGAACCGGATATATTTTTAATTCATACGGAGATTTGAGTATTTTTGATGGTAATTTATTTTTGAATTCCTGAATAAATATTGAACGGATTGCGTTTTCTTGAGAAAACATATACTACCCCTTGTTATTTGCCATTTCTAAAGTAATATCGCCGATTATCTCATTGATAGGTCTGCCAGCGACAACCTCAAGCCCACGTGTCAAAAACTGTGAAGAATATTTTTGTAATTGACCGCCTTTCTTCTTTTGCCTATACCCTTTCTGATAATCAAGAGCCTGCTTTTTATCGCCATTTATTGATCTTCCAAGTACAAAATGTTTAACACCCGGCAATGATGCACCACTAACACCGATACGCATTGATTTACCCGGTAAGCCATAATGATTAAGTGCGTTCTCATGCTGATACACCGCTATTTTATTCATAGGGTCATTTGGAATAGAAGAACCATACCCGAGAACATAACTGTCTTTATTTTCATAATGATAATGTGACGATGCAAGAGAACCGGTATCTTTTGGTATGAAGTTATCAGCTTCTTTTACAACTGATTCTTTGAAGTTTGCAAATGCCATTGGTCCTAACATACCGGGTAATTTTTTTAGATATTCAGAATCGAATGTAACTTCAACAAAATCTCTTCCTGCCATGTTATACCCTTGTTATCTGATAGTAATAGAGTCCGCTTAATCGCGTTGCTTTTTTATAACAAACTTCAATTTTATATATTTCTTTATTGCCCTTTACGTTGACACGTGTATTAATAGGAAGTTCATTATTGGTAATAAGGGACATAATCAGCTTGATATTTACACCGCCCTTTTCATCCTGCGTTCTTGCACTATCCTGTATAATTGAGCCGGAGATATATTTCTTTTCACTCAAGGTAATTTGCCTTTCTTCACCTTTAGCGACAACAGTTTGATATTCAATATCATCTTTTAACAATGCTCTATCCGATGATGTTAGCATAGTGCCTCCTGATTAAAACAAGTGCTTCACGATGTAATCTTTGAGAGCTAAGGTTAATGTCTTTTGTTACCGTTACGCCTTGCTGTGAATTAGAAACAAAACCATCATCAAGCAGTCTTTTACGTGCTTCTATCAAATACCCTTGAGTCATTTTAATTTCAGCAGTTTTAATATCTTCTTCGAGATCAGCGTTTCCGGTTGTCTTATCAACAATTTGCTGATATACGATAGTTGTTATTAACCGCCTTATTTCTCTTGCAGAACGTTCAGCGTAATACGTTACAAGAACATCAAAAAACGGCTCGGTATCACCTATAGGGTCAATTCCTTTCGTAACTTCATTAACCAACTCTTTGTAATCAGCTTCGACAACGCCGTTTAATATTAATTCCTGTTTCGTAAATAACATTATGCAACCTCTTTATGATATAGATTGTTTTTCTTATTCATGGTATGTATATTCCGGTTAAAACTACGAGATACAATAAATATAGCCGGTAACCAGAAACAAAATGATTTCAGTATAATAATAACCATTCTTGAATACGCAAGTTTTATCAGTTCATGTACCGAATACGCTGAAAATAAAGTTTGATGTACCGTATTGAATGTTAATAATCCGGCTAATACAATACCGGTAAAAAAAAGAATGGTAAAAGCCATAAATAACATGGTTTTAAGTAACTTTTTCATATAATCCTCCACAATTATAATAACAAAAATAGTGTCACGTTTTCCATTCCTAAATGTGAATTGAAAAGGTGACACTATTTTTGTTATATTTATTTCATTATGAAAGATAAAATATATGAAACACGACATCGGGATTATAAAACAATCGTAAGCAAATTAAAGTTACTGCATGAGAGTTATAATGGCGGTTATGAATACCGGAATGAACATAACCTTGTGCAATATCCTAATGAGAATAGCGAAAAATACGCTAAAAGGCTTGAGCGGTCTATACCTGTTAATTTTATGGGACCGTTAGTTGATGAAATTGTATCATCAATATTTTCAAAACAAATCAGGCGTGATTCTGTATTAAAAGACAAAGACGGAGTTATAAGCAGGTTTGTAAAAAATGCAAGTAATGATGATAGCTTGAATGACGTAATGACAGAAATTGCAACAATTGCAACGTACTCAAATATCGGTATTTTAATTGAGGGACCTACAAACGAATATTTGAACTCTATCAATATTACATCTCAATCTATGGAAAAATCAATCAAGTCAAAGTTAAGGTTGTATCCGCAAGTCAAATTATTTTCTGCTGATAGAATATTAAACTGGTCTTACTCTGATTCGTTAAATTGGGTTCTTCTTGATAATTCATACATTGATGATACTGACCCGCACGATATTAAAAATGTTAAAATATTTGCTTTATGGACTAAAACAACATTGACGACTTATACATTTAAAAATGAATCGCTTAAACCGGAAGATCAAACAACAAATCATAATTTGGGGATTGTTCCGTTTATGATATTTTCTCAAAAAAACGGAAACAAAAAAAACTCTATTTATGAGGATATCGCACTACAGCAAAGAGGAATCTATAACTGGTACTCGCTCATAGACGAAAACTTTTTTTCGGTAATATTCCCTGTAATCCTTGTTGAGGAATCAGAAGGTATATCGTTTGATGCAGAAGAAATAGAGCAAGCAGGGAAGCGCGCAAAACCATTTTCACAAATTGATAACCTTTTCTATTATGACCACGGCTGTAAAACACCGCAATTATTAAAAACTGATTTTGTTAACGTAGCAATGATGCTTGAACATATTGACCGCGTTACAAAAGAGATATATCGAAAAGTCGGCAAGTATCTTGATTCTAATAACGTGTATGCACAATCAGGCACTGCAAAAGAAATTGATAACGAGCAAAGAAAAAGCAATTTACAAAAATATGCATCACAGCTTGAAGATGTAGAAAACTGGATATTATCAGTATATGCAAAGTATGAGGGTATTCCATTTACTGAATCTGATTACTCGGTATACCCTAAAGACTTTGATTTAAAAGCTATTAAAGACAGGATTGCAGATGCTCTTGACCTTAAAACATTGTTTTCTGGTAAGTCAATTACTGCTGTAAGAACGATATTATTTGACATTATGGACAAGGCTTATGGAAACATTATGACCGTTGATGAAAAGAATAAAATACAAAAAGAGCTTGAAGCATTAACCGAATCATCATTTGATATGCCAATTGAGAGTGGCGAAATAACAGCGGATCCAAAAAACCAGTAAATATACGGCGTTGCCGGGAGTGCGAAAGCACAAAAATAACTCATAAAGAGGGTCTATATGACATTAAAAGAATTACTTGATGGCTATAAAGCCGGTACTATTACTTATGATAGAGCTGAAAAATGGAATAATAACAATTTCAAAAAAGCTCTTGAAAAAGCAAAAAAGGATTTAGCAGAAAACGGGGATGATGACCCGGAAAAAGTGGCGTTAAAAGATAAAATCAGCGAATTACAAGAGCAAGTGCAGAATGTAAGTGCTGATTCAAAAGAAGCGAAACTTGCAAAAAACATCATAGCTGATCTGGAAAAACAACTTTCAGACAAAGAAGCGATTGCAAAGAATGAGATTGAGAAAATAAAAAAAGATTCTGAGTCGTACAAGGCAAAGTATATTAATGAGTTTTCAAAATCGGCATTAACTGAAACGCTTAGAAAAATGAAAGTAAATAATCCTGAATTAGCTGCAGATTACATCGTTGACAAGAAAGTTGCTAATTTTGAAGAAGTCCGTGATAAAGACGGCAATCTTCAAGATATAAAAATAAAACTCAACTTTTCGTATGTTGATGATAAAACAGGTCAAAATGTACCGGGGATATTTGAGGGTAATAAATCAGATACTTCAAAACTTGAAGATGGATTTAGAATTCTTTCAAATAGCGACAAAACATCATTCACTAATTTTAAGGCTCTATTTCCAGTAATGGAAACGGTAAATATTGGCAGTGGTGCAAGAACGGTAAACACGCAACCTGCACTTAACGGTCAACAGCCGAAATCAGCATCAGAAGCGATTTCAAGTGCTTTTGATAGTATATAACAATAAGGGGTAAAATATGGCAGCTACTAATTCTTACGATATTGAAAATAAGATTATAAGCCTTTCAGATGCTTTTAAACTTATGAGTCTTCCACAAACACCATTTTTAAATGAAATTAAATTTGGGGGTGATATTGGTTCAACAACCCACAAATGGGATGATGACAAGATGGTTGCAACCGGTTGTAAAACGACTGCTGCATATGCTGTGGCTGACGGTACTATTACCGTTGATGATGTTACTTCTTTGAGGGTTGATATGATACTTCAAATTGATTTATCATTATACCGGGTATCTTCTATCAACACATCAACAAAGGTTGTAACGATTGCGATTGTGACCGGTGACGCAAATCACGCTTCAGGTTCAGAGGTTAAGTTTATCAACAATTCACGTGTGGAAGGTTCTGATTATCAGGATTCTGACCGTGTTCTTACTGTTGAAAGAACAAATTACACTCAAATCATGACTGATTATATCAATGTAACCGGCACTGCTGCAGTGATTGATCAGCGTCATTTCAAAGATGAGGTAAAAAGACAGGCAGAAAAAAAACTTGAAAGATTAAGATTCCAGTTAAACAGAGCTATCATAATGGGTATTGCGTATGACCCGGGTAACAATAGCGGTGTTGGTCGTTTAATGGGTGGCGTTCGTCATTATATCAATGCTAATGGCTATGTTCCTGCTCAAACTACTTTTTCGGCTGATAATCTTGATGCATTCTTAGAGTATCTTGCAAACAAAAACAGCTTCAAACCGACTACTTTGTGGATGAATCCAACATCTCATAAGAAGTTTAACGCTCTACACGCTGATAAAATTATTATCAATAATGGAAGCGCTGACCGAGGGGAGTTTGTTGACAAGTATTTATCAGGTATCGGTTTAAAAGTTGATCTTAAGACCGATAGTGATATTCCGGTTGGTGAGATTCTTGCTTTGAATACAGCAGATGTACAGGTAAAACCACTTAGAAATCGTTCATTCTTTGCTGAGGAGCTTGCAAAAACAGGCGATGCGAGAAAGTTTCAAATAGTTGGTGAATACACATCTGAATACAACAATTCAGCACAGCACGGTATTTTTAAGCATTCATAAACAAATCTATAGAGCCGGTTATTGTATCGGCTCTATAGTACATAAGGAAGGTATATATGGCAATAATGATAAAGCATAAAGTAAATGGAAATAAAGAAGTTATTTTTAACGGTGTGCGATATTCACCGGATAAAGACGGATTTGTAATGTTACCCGGAACGCTCGAGACAATTGATGTAGTGCCTGTTATTGATGAAAACACACCCGATAGCGGTAAGGTTGAAACATCAGGAACAGAAAATACTACTGAAAACGGTAAAAAGAAATCAGGCGGTAAATAATGAAGCGAAATTATAGCCATACATCTGATAATGAAAGTGAAACTTTATCTGAACCCGAATTAAAAAATATCATACCGGATATTGAGCCTGAACCGTCAAGGAATGTCTATGAATGGATGTTAAAACCTAATGGTAAAGGCGGTTTTTTTAAGATACGGTTTGAAGAGGCTACTTATAAACGAAATATTAAAAATGGTTGGAAATTAGAATAATGGGCGTTTATGCAAAAATAAAAAAAGCGGGTACACAATCCCGCTTTTCTACTATTACAGAGGAAATTGAATCACAAATAATGCCTGAAATATGGAAGTTCGTTAAAAAAGCTGAAAAGAACGTTTACGAACACTATGCAGATCGATTTATCAGTAATGAGGTTATTGATACGGTAAGAAAAGAATTGTCTTTTGCTGCATCGGAACAAGTTGACTTGATACTTGCAAAAACTGCTAAACTCTCAGGTACATTGTTTACGGCTCAAGGGGTTACTGATAGCAAGGCACTTAATACGCTTATCTCATACGTTAAAAACGATTTCGGCTCTGATATGTCAGATATGATATTGTCAGTTAAAAGTCAGACTGAAAAAGCATTAAATCATATAAGCTATGTTGTTAATATGCAGGCAACAAAGGATGTTGGCAAGCTATACAAAGAACTTTCTCAATATACAGGTGATAATTTAAAAAAGGATTTACAGGCATTTCAAAGGGTATTCTCTGATAAGTATGCAAGGGATTACATGCGTGAAATGACTATGAACCCAGTTTTAAACAGCCTGATCAAACAGGAAGGTAATAGTTTATTTTTTTACAATAAAAACGGCAGGCGATACGATATTGATAAATATTTAAAAGCAAGAGGTGAGTTCACGGCTCTTGATACAATGCGAAAAGCTCAATTACAGGTTGCAAAAGAGCGAGGGTATGAAGTATTCAGACTTGAAAGAATAAAAAACGCTGTAGAACCCCGAGAACATTCAAAATATGAGGGTGATTATTTCACGAAAAACACTGACCTGGTTGGAACGGAATTAAACGGCAAGATAATTAACGGAGATATTATAACAGATTTCATTATAGGCAGTACCCCGCCGTATGGTTGCGGTCATATTTACGTAGCGGTTGAGATGATAGAGAATAGTGAAAATATTCAGGAAAATGATAAAAAAGATGAAAATAACGAGAAAAATAATGAAAAGAGTGAAAATAGAGGTATAATTAAAAGTAGTGGATTAATTAATTTATCAGATGATTTTAAAAAGACTGTAGTTAGAGCCTTTAGCGAATCACCAGATGATGTAAAAGGTATAATTAATAAATATGCAGATAAAATAAAGATAGTTGATAGTAGAGTAAGTAGTTATTATTCAAGGGCAGATCAAACAGTTTATTTAAAAAAAGATTTGGTTGGATATAGAGAATCCACCGTAAGGCATGAGTTAGGGCATTTTATCGATAATGTAGCATATAAGGCAAAACTAAAAGATGAAACTAAATTCAATTCTTATTATTCTTATGACATAGGTAATAAGAGTGACTTTACAAAGGAGATTGAACGACTTAGTAATATAATAACCGGTAGGAAGGGCATACAAAAGAAATATAGAAGTGATATACAGGTTGATTTTAACAAGTCTTTTAATGGTTCTCACGAATCACATAAAAGTTTAATGGATATACTTGACGGTTTAAGTAAATGTAAAATTAAGGTTCGATACGGGCATGATCTTGACTATTGGAAAAGAGGAGATACTATACCGAAAGAAGTTTTTGCTGATATGTTTGAAATATATGCACAAGGTGAAAATGAGGAAAGTATAAAAGTAAATGCATTTATAACAAAATGGTTTCCCGAATTGGTTGGAGCATTCAACAAAATTATTAAGGATATAGGAGGTTATTAGTGAAAATCACAGAAAAAGAAGTTATAGTAAATAAATATATGGAGTTATTCAAAACTCCTGCATTTTTGCATCCAGTAACAAGTATTGAAGATGATAACTGGATATCTGTTTTAAAAAAGTGCATTGAAGAAAATAGAGAATGGACATATAAAGATGTAGGTTTCTCTGATAAAGAAATAGAAATGATAAATAACGGGGAAATATTATTGTAAAGGTAATAAAACAAATGTAAGTGATTGGTATAAAGTAAGAGGTACTGCAATAGTAAAAGGAAATGACAATGAAAGAAAAGCAGAGATCCACTGGTATCAATGTAAAAATATAGGGAAAGTTGAGTTTAAATTGAAAATATGGGGTAAAGGTAATGAGTAAAAAGATATCTTTAAAATATATTGGTAAAAATTGTGTTTCGTTTGAGAAAAATAACATTTATGAGCTTGTTTCAGAAATAACATTTATGGGAAAAAATTATTATCTTGTAATAGATGAATCTGGAGAATCATACCCTTATAAGCCTGATTTTTTTGAAATAGTAGAAGAAGAAACAAAAAAAGCGGTATAATTACCGCTTTTTTTATTAAACCATAACATTTAAATAAATATCGTCCGATGAATTCATTACGGAGGAAAACATGGACGATATTCAAATCAAGGCATTGGCTTTACAATGTGCAATACTTGAAAGAAATAATACACAACGTAATGTCGCTTCAGTTCGTGGTAGTGTTATTGATTATGTGGATAAATACATAGACTACATAAAAACAGGCGATAAATCACAATTTAAACAGGGTATGTAACATGATGAACATAACGATAGAATTCGCCGTCTGTCGTTATGTTTACATCAGAATCATGTCTTAATCGTTTAATTACATTAAGCAATGAATACTTTGATTTTGGAACATATACAACTAAGCTATAAGCATGAGTTGTATTGTCGTCAAAAACATCTCTTGTTATGTGGAATTCTTTAACAATAAACCCCTCATTTGTTTCAACTTCATTGATATTTTTATCAATGTGTTCAATAAGTTTTTCATGAATCATTTGCATTATAATAACTCCTTTTAAAATTATTTTTACCGGTATTTCTACCGGCTTTTATTAAATCCTCAATTTAGGTTTTTCCATCCCGGAATCAACAATGTAATTATGCAGATATTTCTCTCTACGGCAATGATTGGCTAAATCCATGTTACGCTCTTTGAGAAGCCATTCTAACAGCTCGTTTTCTCTTTTGAGTTTACTATACGCTTTCTCGTTTGTATACGTGCCATGCTTTCGTATAGACGGTAGAACATCATTAAATACCCAGTCTTGAAAATTCTTTGCTTCCTGCTTATTTGATCTGAAAATAACCCGGTAAAGATTCGGTTCATTGATAAATAACAATTCCTGTTTACCGCCGTCTGTAAGGGAGTCGGCTTTAACGACCCCCTTTAAATCAATTTGTGTTACAACGTGACGATGGTTTGATATTTGCAATATTTCGCAAATGTCTTTTAAACAAAAGTACGTTTCTTCATTTATAATTTGGGTTCTTAGTATTTTATATTGGTAGGTTAAATTGATGATGTCATTCATTTTATGCCCCCACTTTAACAAGTTCGGGATGGTATCGTTTTATGAACTTATCAATAAACTCAATGCCCCTTTGATATACAAGGGTTTTATTTCTCAGTTTGACTTCTTCATCTTTAGTATACGGAACTTCGATAATTTTAAAATATCCACGGTTCATGTATTCCTGATATGGTTCATTATTATTCATAAGTATTTTGTGTTTTCGCAATACTTTGAATAGGGTAATGCTTCCTTTTTTCAGGTTCAATATTTTTGCAACCTCTGCCATATCTTTGGTATCGTCTGATGAAGTCATAAGCTCGTAAAATTGTGCTTTTGGTTTAAGTTCTTCTATAGTATTCTGTTGGTCTTTTATTTGTTTTTGAAATGAAGTGATTACGGTCAAAGTCATTTCTTCAAGTGTCATGGGGATTTGGTTTTTTAGTCTTTTTTCGCATTCAATAAAATATAATCGTGCCTGTCTGCCCTTGTCGTTGTTTTCTACCTTACACAATTCTTTAGCCATTTCGATTGTCATGTAAATATCATTTGAAACTGCATTATTTCCGCTTACTAAATTTTTAGTAAGCGAAATATAATCAACTTTTTCGATAAAACCGTATTTTTCTATACGATTTCTTATCCAGTCGTTAAATCTCGATGTAACATTTAAGAATTCGTGCAATTCTCTTGCATTGACAGTATCTTTACTGCCTTGTTTAGTGATTTTGATTAGTTCGTTAGATGTGTTCATATTTGACACTCCTTAGTATGAAGTAACGAAAAAGCCCAGTAACCAACGGTTGACCTGGCTTAACATCACCCACCAAGGAAGATGATGTAAGCCCCGTTGATTACTGGGCTCTTGCGTCCTGTTTTGGGTAAATTTCACCCGATAACAGAGCGTCAAATCCTTGATGAATAAATTAAGTCTATTGTATTTTTAAAGAGGTCAATCTAAAAAAACACGACTTTTCCATTCACAAGAATTTTATCCCATAATTTATAAAAAGTCAAATAATATTTTTATTCTCTTAACAAAATTGGTAAACAGGGTTTTAAAATACCCGTGTTTACCAATGACAAGTTTGTACCCCTTTTTACGTAAATCATTATCTATGTTTGTAAAAAAATCATTCTGCATTGTCTCACCTCCTTGTTTTATTTGTCAACATTGTTTTTTTTGAATACTGAATCTGTTGACATTATAAGTTATATTTAATAATATATAAAAATCCTATTTAAGGATATTACGTTGTAATGCATACGGGGGTAATTATGAAAACTGCATTAAATCAAGTACGCATAACGAATATAAAAGATGCAAGAATGGAACTTGAAGAAAGAAAACAAATATTTCCTACATACATACACAAAGTTGTTAATACAAGTGATGGAATAACAATCACATCTCAATCTATCAAATCACATATTCAATTATTAAGAGGTAAGTATGCAGGAAGACAAGCAAGTAACCAACAAAGATATTATTGAATTAGTTGATTACCTTAAGCAATCAAACGGAGTAAGAGAAAAAGAATTAACCATTGAACAAGAGGCAATACGTGCAAATGATCGTGATTCTGAAAGGCAATTTGAAGCGTATAAGCTTGGTTTAAGCGAACATTCAAAAAATAACAACTTCATTAGAACTGCCGGGATGCTCTCATTACTTACGTTTATTGGAGTAATAACATTTGGTTGTTTTTTACTTTATAAAAATGTTTCGTATGGTAAGGATTTACTTGAAATAACAATAAGCCTTATTTCTGGCGGTTTAGCAGGTTGGGGAATATCACAATCAAGTAAAAAATAGAGGGTTTCATAATTCACCTTTGATTATCTCATAAATCCTTTTAGTCGATACCCTAAATCGCCTCGCTATGTTTCTTGCAGGAATACCACGGTTAAATTCTTCTATTATTTGCTGATTCCTTATTTTCGTAACATTCCGTTTTGCAAAATAAATATATTCACCGGCAAACATACCCATTAATTTATGACATTTACCTATAAACGTGAGATTTTCATCACTTGCCATTGTCACAATTTCAACAATTTCTTTCGGTATCTCAATTTCGTTTTCTTTCATTATTCCCTCCCAGAAATATTAACGAACCTCATAGCTTTCTAAATGATATTTTCTTGAAAATTGCAACCATCCAGAATTGTGGCATTCGCTATGATGTTCACGGCATAAGCATATTTTACGATAATTTGAATCGTCAACCTTATTTCTATCCCTGCCCATTCCGATAGCGTCAATATGATGTGTTTCACCGGGACATCCGCATATCATACAGTAGTTATGTTCAAGCATTTTTACACCGAAAAGATTAACATCCTCATACGCTTTTTTTATGGTATCTGACACGATTCCTGCTGATAATAGTATGTCAACAATATAATCTATAAAAAGCCCCGCATTTTCAATGCTACAATCAGATAAAGAGAAATCAGGCAATTCTTTTTCTTCACAAAACATTGTTTTCAGTTGTAATTTTGCTTCGTCATTGCCATAACCGATATTAACGGAATACTCTTTTATCAGGGCATATATCATAGACCTTTGCTTGTCTGTAAGTTTAGCATTTTCTATTTTCATAAGCTCGGGGTCAAGTTGTATGTCAATAATTACAGGTTTTCCGGTGAACTTATGAAGATGTTCAAGAATTCCTTTGTTTGAGATGTCAATATCAACCGGTATCGTGATTTTCTTTTTTGATACCCGGTATGTATCAATCACCGCTTTTGTTTTCATTCAATAAGCTCCTTTTCAAGTATCTTATACATTCTATGAGGGATAGTAATTGTCTCTTTGTATTCAAACACATTCCCGAAATACAAACCGCATTTATCACATTGCATTATATCGATAACACATGGATTGCCTCTATTCGGTATTTCTTTTGTATCATACAAAGTTGTTTCTTTGTTTTTACAATACGGGCATTTTGTTTTCATTCTCACATCCTCTAAAATGGTGGATTTTCATCAAATCCGATATGATCTACATTTTCGGGCATATCACCATAAGACGAAGAACCGCCGGTTTCAAAATCTCCCCACGGGTCAGGAACGCTGTCGTTTTGATTATTCGGTTGCGGTTGCTTTGTTGCCGGTTTTTGATTCTGTTTTTGAGCCGGTTTATTTCCGGTATCATTCGTTGGTTGAAGTGATAAAAATTGTATTGTATTCGCAATTACTTCTACTTTTGCCCTGTTTTGATTGTTTGTTTTGTCAACCCACCGTGTTTGTTTTAAACTACCGGAAACGTTTACTTGAGAGCCTTTTTTTAAGTATTTCTCACAATTTACAGCCTGATTACCCCATACAGTAACATCAAAGAAATTTGTATAATCCTGCCATTCATTATTTTGTTTGAATTTTTCACCAACTGCTATTGAAAATTTTACAACAGCAGTGCCGTTTGACGTGTACCTCATTTCAGGGTCTCTGACTAACCGACCAATTAATACAACAATATTTGTGTCTTTACTCATTTAGTTCACCATCCTCTATTTTTCCAAAATCAAATACTGCGATAGATTCGTAGTTTATTCCCTTATCAATTATTTCTAAGGTAATTATATTTTCTAATTCATTCACAAAGGGAGTTTTCGGATTTTCAATAAACTCTTTAGCAGCATACAGGAAATCTTCAAACTCTGATATAAACTGATATATCCTGCTTTTAGGTACATACTTGATAATGTCATCAATTGTTTTTAATTCTGTTTTAACATTCATTTTGTTTCCTTGCCGTATTTTTTACAGGTTACATCTTCCATGCTGATAGATACTAACTGATTGCAGTTATAACACCTGTCGTCACCAATTTTAACTTTATCAAAATCTCTGTATATACAGAATGTCTGCCCTTTTTTGTATGGGTATGGGTTTAGTTTTTTATTTGTCATTTTGTTACCGCCTTGCTAATGCTTTGTTATTACCAAATAATTCAACTGCTAAAGATAATAGTATAGGTAGATGTCCATTTTCATCAGCATAATCAATCGTTGCCATTTTCTTGTTTTTTGCTCTTGTTTTCAGATCAATTGAAGTCCTTGCCATAGCTTCATGATATAATGTACCCCATACTGTATTATATTGAAGATGATTATTTACTGAATATTGCCTAATAATTTCATTAAGATTTGCCCTATCTGTTTTCTGTGGTACAGGTAACAACATTTTTCTTTCTTCGACCTTGTTATCAATAATTGATTCAATCCGTGATATTCTTTGATTGTATGATTCTGACTGTAGTTTTACGGTATCAGCAAGAGCTTTTACTGACATAAGCATATCAGCAAATAAACTTTGTAAATCTGAATTGTTTGTAACCTCGGTATTTTTACCTATGTGCTCGGTACTTTTACCACTCTTTTCAACAATACCTTTCTTCTTTAATTCCATAATTAACAATTCAGATTCATCAAGATTTAAATCTGTTTTAATTCCTTTTTTTATTCTATCCGGAAATAATTCTTTTGTTTTTGTTCTGATAGTTTTTTCTGAACATGCTTTTAATTCTCTTATAGCTGATAGTGTCATTTTAAACCTCCATTAATTTTTTTTTCTATTTCTGCAACACTTAAATATTGATAGTCTTTTTATATCAATTGCGTTGATAACATATTCTGATAATTCAGTATTTGAACCGTAATAATCTATAAATCCATTAATAATTTTTTCATTGTTAACTCTAACTTCACAATATATACTTTCAATGTGTATTCCATATATTCCATTTTCCATCATACCCTTTCCCCCTGTCGTAAATAATTATTAATCTCATTTTTCAACTCAATCATTGATAGCTCCATCAATGACGGTAATTCAGTTTTTGACTCAAATAAAACATCAATTCTGTTATCAATACTTTTGAGTATTGAAACAATATTTAAGTTATTTTCTATTTTCATTTTATTATCCTTAAGTTTATTCTATTAACTTTAAAATTTTTTGTCCGATGAATTTCACAGGAGGTAAATATGGATGATAAGAAAATAAGAATTGAGGCGTTGAAAATAGCGGCAATGTACGCTCCGTACGATGGTAATTATATCACCGGTAAAGAAGTACATAAACCGCTATCTCACACATCACGTGAAGCGTTTTTTTAACTCGCTGATGAAGTAATTCGATACATTAACAAGTAATTTTCATAGAACATTCTAACGTACCTGTTAGTGTGTTCT